TGTATTTACAACTTGATGAATTGAATACCGCTATAATGAGTAAGGGAGTTGGAAAACGTTTCGCTGACCCTAAAGAGGTTGAAACTATTCGTAAACTCACAAATGCCATCAAATCATTAGAGAATGAGTCGAGTATTGCGGACATAGTGGAAGTATGTAAAAGACTACTCAACTGGTTGCGTCCTATCAATCCTATTCTTGCAAAATCAGTTGCCGGTGTTTTCGACGACTTTATTAAATCAGTTTTGAAAAAAGCATAACAATGGCACCTATTAAAGCTACAGATAAACAAGCCGTAAAAGATTGGGATGCATACCTACTTAGTTTTGTGGAAGGTGTAGAATCCGAACAAAACGAATCGCCAAAAGCGAAAGAGAAACGCATTGAAAAACTTGAAGGCAATTTTGAAGACTGGAAAAAATACTATTTCCCAAAATACTGTTTTGCCCCTGCAGCTCCTTTTCATATAAAAGCATCGCGTCGAATACTCAATAATCCTGAGTGGTACGAGAGTCGTGTTTGGGCGCGTGAACTTGCCAAGGATGCACTGTGTATGATGGAAACACTTTTTCAAGCGTTGACAAAATACCACCCCGAACTACGCAAGGATAATATTATTCTTATATCAAATAGTAATGATAAGGCTTGTAAGCTTTTAAAGCCTTACAAAATAAACCTCGAAAAAAACGAGCGTATCATTGCTGATTACGGTATTCAGCAAATGCCGGGAAGTTGGAGCGATGGCGATTTTACAACGACTGGCGGAGTTTCTTTTATTGCCGTTGGTGCCGGACAATCGCCCCGTGGTAGTCGTAACGAGGAAGTAAGACCAAATAAAGTCATTATTTCGGATATTGATACCGACGAAGATTGTCGTAACAAAGATATTATTGACAAGCGTTGGGAATGGTTCGAAGGTGCTGTATTTCCTACTCGTTCCGTATCTAAAGACTTTCAAGTTATTTTCCTTGGGAACTTAATAGCTGAATATTGTTGTGTTGCACTGGCTATGAAGATGGCCGATAAGGTAGATATTGTAAATCTGGAAGATGAAAATGGCAATAGTACATGGGATGGCAAAAATAAGCCGGAACATATTGCACGTATTAAAAGTAAAATAAGTACACGGGCTTATCAACAGGAATACATGAATAACCCACTAAGCGAAGGGGATATATTCAAAGAAATAACATGGAGCAAATGTCCTCCACTCTCATCAATGCCATATGTAGTGAATTATGCCGATCCTTCGCCATCCAACAAAGAAAAACAAAAGAAAGGCGTAAGTTATAAAGCGCAATTTGTGGTTGGGTACAAGGACGGCAAATTCTACATATACACCGGTTATCTCGATCAGGTTGTACAATCTGTATTTATCGACTGGTTTTATGGCATTAGAGACTATGTAAAAAATCGTACGCAAGTTTATAATTATATCGAAAATAATAAACTGCAAGATCCATTTTTTGAACAAGTATTCAAACCTCTTTTTCAGGCAATTGGTAAAATAAAAGGCTTTATAAACATAAGTCCTGATGAAAGATCAAAACCCGATAAAGCATCTCGTATAGAAGGCAATTTGGAACACTTGAATAGAGATGGTCAACTCATATTTAATGAGGCCGAAAAGGATAACCCAAACATGAAGCGATTAGCCGAACAGTTCAGACTTTTCAGTATGCAGCTAAAAACCGCTGCCGACGGACCCGATTGTATCGAGGGCGCAGTATGGATACTCAACGAAAAAATATCAGCCATTGCTCCTGGCAATTGGAAAACATGGAGTAAGGCAACCAATAAAAAACGATTGTAGAGACGCATAGTTATGCGTCTCAAATAACAAACTCACAACGGATAAAATGAAAAAACTAATTAATCTTTTTCGCGCATTAAATCTAAAGCGCAAACTACGTCGAATGAACAGACGTATGGGGTTCAAGTATTTTAAACGTGAGTGTAAACGCGCTCGCCAGTATTCAAATGATAACGACGGCAAACGCTATCGGGTTTATCTGTTCGACCGATATAGAGCCTTATGCCGCGAAGATATTCAACGCATGAAAAATCAAGGTATCATTTCTAAACATGACGAAACAGGCGTATTATCAAAAAATGCATTTTACGACACATTGACCAATACCAATACGCACCCACAATTTTCTAATCGTAAAGTATAAAATAATGTCTTATAAACCAATACAAGTCAAGCCTAATTTATACGCTGTTTATTTTCAGCCATTAAAAGAAATTGCATTGAAATACGGCTATAATTTAGTGATTCATGGTTCTATGAATCGCGATATGGATTTAGTTGCAATACCGTGGAATAATGAATTGAAACCACATTCAGAAATGATAATTGAAATGTCTGAATTTATTGGTGGTGAAATAATGATTAATGATGACAAGCGATTATTTTCTGATAAACCACATGGTCGTATCGTTTACGTGATTGATATTTACAGAGGTGGTTATTTAAGCGGTGGTGGCTTTCAGGAAATAACGTATCATAAAGACCCACAATATTATTTAGATATTTCAGTAACGCCTATTTTAAATCATCAACAATAAAATATTATGTCATACATACAACCCGCAGAACTAACCACCCATTTAGGTGTGGAACAAATAGAAGCTATCTCCGATGGCGACGAAACTATGCTAGCAAAAGCAATTAGCGCAGCTATCATTCAGGTAACCGGTTATCTATCCGGGTATGATGTTGAAGCCGAATTTGCTAAAGCAAGTGATCAGCGAAATGACCTACTTGTATTATGGGTAAAGGATATTGCTGTATGGCATTTTATCAATATTTGTAACGTAAATACATCTATAGAGCTTCGTGCCAAACGACGCGATGATGCTATCAGCGACTTACGCAAAATTCAAAAAGGCGAGATGGTGATTAACCTTACTGCAAAAACAAGTGAGTCAACCATTCCTTACAAATTTTCAAGTAATACAAAACGTAATAATCATATTTAATCATGGCTAAAAATATAAGTTCTGAAAAACCAATGCAAAGTACCGAAGCGGAACAGGTTATAAAAATGCTGATGGTGCGTCCGGCACGGTTGGAGTCGGCAGATATTGAAACATATAGGACTGCCGTTAATCAGGCTAAAATGGGTTATTACACTAAATGGTTCGATTTGGTGGATAACCTTATGCAAGATGGTTTTCTAAAAGATCAAATAGGTAAGCTCGTTGGTAAAGTGACCAATGCCGAACTTCAATTTCAAATTGATGGTAAGTCTGTTGATGTGATTAATGAATTGATTGATACACCCGAATTTGAAGAATTACTAACTGAGATTGTTTACTCAAAAGTTTTTGGCAAAACAGTAATAAATACGGCCTTTGTCCCTGAATTTGAAATATTCAGTTTTCCACGGCAGCACATTCATATAAAAAATGTAGGTCGCCCACTTGCCGACCGTCAACGTGTCATCACTACCATGCCCGGAGGAGTTACCGGTTATGAATATGCTGACGATGAATTTATTCTCGAATTTGGCAAGGATGGCGATTTAGGATTAATGTATTGTGTTGCTCAATATGTAATTTATAAGCGTGGTAACTTTGGCGATTGGGCAGAATGGGCAGAGATATTCGGGCGTCCTTTTGTATTGGGTAAATACAATAGTACTGATACCAATGCGCGTGATGCCTTATTTGCATCACTATCACAGATGGGAGGTAAACCGGTACTGGCTGCACCAAAAGAAGCGGATATCGAAGTAATTCAGATGACGGGTGGCAGTAATGGCGATTTGTATCAACTGCTGCGCACTGCCTGTAATGAGGAAATAATGATTAGTATTTTGGGCGAAACCATGACTACCGTATCGGGCAGTTCACGCAGCCAAAGCGAAACACATGCTGATACACTGAACGACAAAGCCAAAACGATGTGTCGCTATGTACAGCGCATGTTGAATAAAAAATTTGTACCATTATTAATTAAACGCGGTTATCCTGCTGCAGGTGGAAAATTTACTTTCCCACAAGCTGCACAGGAACTAACAGTTGCCGATTTATCTGCCTTATCAAAATTAATGCGCATTCCGTCAAAATGGGCACACGATAAGTATGCCATTCCAATGGCTGAAGGTGATGAGGAAGTATTAGGCGAAAGTCAAACTACCAAACCCGATCCTAATACGCCATCCGACAATACTCCACAACTTGATGAAAATGGTAATCCTATTCCACCAACACCGGAGCCACCGTCAACCGAAATAAAACCAAAAACGGCAAAGTTATCTGATATAACTCATTTTTCATTGTCAGATATAGCGCGTGAACTACCGAATGAACCGAGTTTTATAGAAAAAATTAGCGGTTTTTTCGCGGACGCCCGGACAATGTGGAGCCGGGCAACAAATCAGGTGACACAATCGGTGACCGAGCGCAGCCGAGGTCTGAGTTTAGCAGACAAGTCAACGAATTATACGGCGGGCATCAACATTGATAAACTGTTTAATCAGGCTTTAAATGACATTTATGCGCAATAC